AGTGTTTCCACTAGCACCATATTTCCACTCATTGTAATCCCATTTTGCAGTCCAAGCCGCACCTTTACGTAAGTCACGTAAGATTTCACGGTCAACCTCAGCAGCGATTTGCTCAGATAACAATGCTGTTAATTCAGCCTCAGCATCGATGTTGTGGAACGCACTAACGTCTTGTGCCAATTCTGGAGACCAGCTTGCTCTTAATTTTCTTTCAGTTACAGAAACTGTTACTGATTCTAAATCAAAAGAAACCTCACCAATTTCATCTTCAAATTCTAAAGATGCGTATTGACGATAAGTTACTTGGAAATCTGTTTTTGCTAATGTAGAACTTGCTACAACGTAATCAGAGAAACCTGAAGTTGCAGAGTAAGCTTGTAAATCAACATTGATGTAGATGAAACCATCACCATCACAGATATCATTATACTTACCTGTTACACTTGAAGATCTTTGACCGTATTCAACAATACCTTTACCGTATTTCTGAGTTACGATATTGATTGGTAATTCTTGAGTACCAGTGTGTCCAGTTAAAGCTGCATCAATACCTTTTACAGTTAATGAAGCTAAAAACTCTTCAGTGTCCATTTCGTTACCGTTAGGACCTGCTAATTTTCCAGCACCTGTTTGGGTGAAACCAGAAACTTTCAAAATCACGTTAGATACTGAAGTACCTGTTGCGATTGCTGATGCCGCTGAAGCAACACCTGCAGAGAAAGTAACCATATCAGCAACAGTTGCGGAAACTGTAGTGAATGAACCTTTTGAATAATCAAAAAGACCTTGATCGTTTGCGTCAGATCCTTCGTAGAATCTATCGTACAAGTTAGTACCTGTGTAACCAGTTGTTGCACTTGCTCCACCAGCTCCACCAGGGATACCGTAAGGTGCGTAGTGACCGTTACTTGCGTTTCTTTCTTGAATTTTAGGTACGAAGTAGAATAATTTACCGATAGGTAAGTTCATTGCTTGTACTGAAACGATGTCGTTTGCTAATAATTTAGAGAATACACGACGGATAATTGGGAAAACTACTGTCTCGAAAGAACCACTAGCATCAGAAACTGCTGCTTCGTTGATTAAATAAGACGCTTGGTTTTCATACAATTGCGCGATGTTATCTTTTTGGTGACCGTCTAATCCGTCAAGGAATCCTAAGTCATCCCATTTTTTGATGGTATCTTCTTTGATAACTCTAAGGTGTTTTAAACCGATGTTACCTACCATACCTGATTCTAATAATGCTCCCATTTTTGAATATTTGTTTTTTAGTTTTTATTATTTTATTTTTCCCATTAAATCTTTCATTCTCTTGAATTGTGGGTTTTCGTAAGCTTTCGCTTCAGCCAACACTTGTTGAGATGATGATGTTGATGGAGTGTTAGAGATTTTTTCAACAACTGTTTCGGTAACTGTAGTTTTTGTACCTAATTCAGATTTGATAGTGTTGAATAAACCTTTAGATTCATTCATAGTAGAAACTGAATCAAATCTCTTTAATATGTTCAATTTCTCTTGTTTTGTTGTTGAATGTTCAGTGAATAAACGTGTAGCGTACGCTAAGTTTGCATTGAACACAGCAACTTCGTTAAGTTTTTCCTTGAAAAGAACTAACGCCTTTTTATATTCAGCATTTTGTTTCTTTAAAGTTTCAACCTCTTCGTTGATTCCAAAAACACCAGAACCTGCCTTGTAAGTTTTCTTACTTGGTAAACCTGCTCTATTAGCACCACCCTTATTTCCATGAGGGTTTGATTTAGTTCTCGCAGCTTCTGTAGCCTCAACTTTCTCAACGTCAGAATCTTCCTCTTCAGACATTTCACTATCTTTAGATTCTTCTTCCTCTTCTTCATCTAATTCAATTTCGTAAAGAGTTTCATCTTCAGCCATATCAGAATCCATAGTATCATCAGACATTTCGTCCATGTTCATACCCATTTCATCTCCAACCTCAGTTTCTTCTTCACCATCAAGTTTGATGATATATTCGTCTTCGCCAGTTGACATTTCAACGTTATCTCCGTCTTTCTTAACTACGATACCATCTTCTGGTTTCATTGCTTTGAAAACTTTCAATACTTCGTCGTCAGATGCTCCTGTCATGTCCATAAAGTCATCTTCGTCATCCATTGACTCTTCACCATCTAATGATAGTTCGTCGTCTAAAGATGGTTCTTCTTCTGAATCGTCAGATGCTGGTAATTCCTCACCATCTTCTTCAGAGTCTAAAGAATCGATTCCTTTAGTTGGGTCTTCGTTATCGAGGTCGTCTACATTTTCAGAATCGTCGGCATTTGCCTCATCATCTGACATATCATCTGTTTCCTCTTCATCAGAATCGGGTTGTTCAGACATTTCGGTGTCTTTTACTTCCTCTTCCTCTTCTTCCAATGATTCTTTAAGCAAATCGTTTAGTTCTTGCTTCATTGTTGACGCAAGTATACCTTTTGCATTTTGCTTCACGGCTTCTTCAAGAGTTTGTACTTGAAGTAACGCATTTTCTAAAATTGATTTTTCGCTCATTGTGAAATTTTTGTTTTTATTATCTTATAAATACTTTGATTTTATGAAAAATTTACTTTTTCAATATAACTACACCAATAAAATTGATTATTTGGATAAAAAACTATCCAAATTACCCATTAATTTAGCCATTCTATTGTCGAGAGTTGGTTTCTTCACTTCCGCCTCTTGATATTGTTCTCTTTCTGACGGATCACTAAAAATGTAGGCACCGGGTGTTGATGGTGACGATACTAAATCGAAACACACCAACTCAAAGTCCTCCTGAACAATATTTTGTCCTTTTACATTTTTAAGTGAACCAACACCACGAGAGGAGATACCTAATGTTGCACCATTCATTATTAACATTGCGGCTTGGTCACCTTTAGTAGATACAATACCCATCTTCTTCCAACCTGGAGAAGTGAATAGTTTTATCTTACCCATAAGGATTTTACCGTCCCACCACGTTTCAAGAATTGAATGTGATACCCTATCTAAGTCGATAAGTGAAGATGAAGGGTGATTTAATTCATTTAACGCACCACCCTTCTTAATAAGATTTTGATATTTTTCGTTTTCTCTCTTTAATAAGACTTCAGGGTATATTCTACCATTCTTATTTGGAGTGTCGTATTTTTGTAAAACGGCAAAAAGAATAAGGTCTTCTGAGAAGTCCAAATTCTTCATTTCCGATATAATTTTCTTGTTGTCGTCAGGAGACACATGGCCAGCGTCATATTCAATCAATATTCCGTGTCCTGTTTCCTTTGGTCCTAATATTTTCATTTATGGAATTAATATTCCTATAAATACATCAATATCTAAGTTATTTTTTAGTTTTATAAAAATTGAACAACTTTTTGTCGTTTAAACCATCTTCCACCAAGTTTTCCATAAGATTTTTAACCATATGTTTCACTTCTTTTGATTTAACATCAAATTGCCTATCAATGTATAGAGTCACCTCTAAATTCATGAAAGACCTTTTTTCAAGTTTTATTCCTTTTGTTCTTATATCCAAATCAACAATAGATTGTTGTTTAAAGTGTGGATTTTGTAAATTATAAATTATTTCTTTTATTTTACGTCTTGATTTAAGAATCGTATGATCAAAGTCATCCGTTTCATTATCTGGTTGTAACCAAGAATTTAATTTTAAGTAAATTGTCTTTAAGTTTTTGTAATCTACGGTACCATAACCGATTTTTACATCTTGGTATGTCCCTAATGGGATATACTTTCCATTTTTCATTATTTCATCATATTATTTTATTTATGGTGTAATAAAAATATAAATAAAAAAACTTATAAATCCAAAAAATATTTTGTATATTTTAGAATACTTATATATTATGATTGTAATTGATGTAACAAAAGAAAAAAGTCTTGAAAGTGCACTTAGAACTTATAAACACAAAGTTCAAAAAGTTAAACAAGTCCAACAATTAAGGGAAAGAAAAGAATTCGTTAAACCCTCAGTTATTAAAAGAAAAGAAAAATTAAAAGCGGTGTACGTTCAACAAATAAAAAATGGTCTTAATTAAGACCATTTTTTAATTCATTTAATCTGTAGTAATTATATTTTGAAGGTTTCATATCCTTTACTTCCTTCTCCACATTTGATAACTTATTTGTTAAATCCGTATCATTTGATTCACTTAAAAGTGAACCTACTTGAGTTAGAATACTTTCTTTAAGTTCTGTGGTTTTATTATTTAATTCATCTTCACTTAAAGAAAGAATGTTTTTTAATTCTTCTTTCTGTGATTCATTCATTGTATTTGAATACAATACGTTAAAATTATTTGCTAACACTGCGTGTAACAAACTTTCGTTTGGTGTTACACTACTAGAAACACTCTCAACAATATCTTTTTTAGTTATTAAATGTTCAACCAATTTTTTCTTAGCCTTAACCTTCTTTTCTAAATTCGATAGAGTATCTTCTTCAGATAAGTGATCTAACGCAGTATAAATTTCATTTTCGTTAATTTCAGAAACATTAACTTTCTCGTCCAATGATTGACAAAATCCTTTAAACTCATTAGTCATTTGTTGTTTTAACATAGACCCCATCCCCTCAACGTATAATTGAGCAGTTTCCTTATCTTCAAAATATTTGTTCT